TTCCGCCCCAGTGGGTGGCTCTAACCAAAAATAACTTTTAGCAAGTTCGGTATACAAACAAGTAACGGTTCACTTCTGAACCACTTCGGTTAATCCTACTGCCATTTCATAGGCAGCGTAAGTTCCTAGGAAACCGATTGCGAGCGCATCGCCAATTGGCAATGGACCGTCTGCAGCTGCAAGTGCAGCTGCAATCGTCACCGCTCGTCGAGCACGGCGCATTCTCCCGAGGCCACGGGATGCACGTGCAACATCATAGCCAAGAGATTTGGATGATTCTTTCATGGCTGCCCTGGCAAGAGATTTGGGAACACCATGTTTCTTGGCATGCTCCATGATTGGATCTGCCGCTGGTCTTGGGCCATGTGTATTGGTATCGACATATGATTCAATAACATGCCCGCCAATTTCAAAAAAAGTTGTGTAAGTCATTCAACCCACTCCTGGCTGCAACCTTTGCAAATCACATGAGTAAGATGTGATTTTGCACCAGGAGGAAACACAACACGTGCATCTAGTTCAGTAGATCCGCACGTTGCGCAAGGTGCCAATATCATTGCATCACCGGCGACGATAGGAAAACCTTCGTTTGGCCGGAGCCTTGACGAGCTTCTTAGTAGATTTGCGTTTATTCGTATATCGATAACGCATCATCTTACCGTTTTTCTTGAAGCTCTTTCCGTAGTTGTACTTGGCCATCAAGCACACACTCCTGCAGCCTTCTCAGAGAGGAACGCTGTTGCTCCGACAAGATGGCCGAGCGCAACGAGTAGCAAATACTCAATACGATTATTCTTGATGTGGTCCAGGATAACCACAATCTTAGATGTAGCAATAGCAGCTTCAGTAGCATTGTTCAACATGTTTCACATCTCCGTCATAGGTTCACATAGATAGCCTCGATGAGAACCGGGCATCAAATCAATTTGGATTACAATGTTAGATCCAGAAGTTTCTGCACCAGGTGCCCAATCAAATCTAACCAATCCACAAGGGAAATTTCCACCCTTGATGTACGTCATACCACCAATAGTGGATGAAGTCAAGAAGTTGACATCATGTAGTTCAAGACCTGACATTTGGTTTGCACCACCAGGATATTGAGTGTCAGTAAAAGTTGTAGCTCCAACAGTTGCATTCTCAAAAGGATAAGGTGCAATGTTGTTTTCATTAATCATGTCCTCAAGAACAGCCTCAGTCTGATCGGTACCTTCGTTAAACATCGAGGCCAGCCAGTTGGCAGGAATATTGTCATTTGCTGAAGCAGCATCGTCTGGAACGTTTGGATCCAGAACGTTAGGTAGCCCACGAGAAGCGGCATATCCTTCAATCAACGAAACAGCGTTGTGTCCAGAAACAGAAGATGTCCCTGGGTAGTTAGCGCCAACGGCGAGAACTTCACGTTCCTGAACATCATCAGATCCGTCAGTCTTAGGTTGAACAATCTTCGATGCAATCCATTCACCAGCAGTAGCAGCTGGAACAGCAACAACAGCATTGTTGAAAGGCAACAAATTGCCGTCAAATCCAGCAGAGTGATGCTCAGCATCAGCATAAATCTTGAAATCCAAAAACTTTGGACGAACACTGTCAGTTTCAGAAAGAGCTTCACGGTTCATACGTTGCCAGGCACGGAACCCTTTTTCCCAAGCATTACTCATTACCCAAGTGTTTGGGAGTTTGCGGACTTGGATCGTACCAGTACCCGCTGTCAAAATCTTGAATCCAGCAACAGCCCAGTTAATGCCTTGACGGTAAAATCTTCGATTAATTAGGCTGGCTATTTGAGACAAATCTGCTGTAAAACTGCCGATTGCTCCAGCAGCAACACCAGGGGTTGCTAACACAATTGTTTGAACAGAAGGTTCAATCTTACTGCCTTTCTTCGAGGAATACCTCTTCGCCATACCCATCAGGGAACGACGGCATCTTAAATTGGTTCCGACCAAAAGGTCGACTTAATCGAGGATTAGTATGCATAAACTCCTCAATCTCAAACCGTTTGTGCTTTGGCGCTTTGAACGGTTTAGTGGCATACGCCACTTTTGAGGAATACTTGATCAGCATGTCAAGTTCATGTGGTTCACAATAATCAAGCGAATACCGCTTTCCATATCCCAACTTCGATAATGCCTTTGATTGACGGCCTCGAACTTCTTTTTTCAGAAGGAGTTGTTGACCATCCTCAACGTGCACAGAAGTTTCCTTGAGTCTGTCAAGTTTCTCCGGGGCGTAGAAAAGGGAATGCATATGCACATTCCACCATTCTTTCGAATTGTTGTATGTGAACTCCATAAAATGGGTTCCACCTACCGCACCTAAGCCATGATCCTTGGCATTTTTTCCAAATCCCCGATAATCGGGTTTTCCGCAAAGCAACCTATTCATCCCTCGCATGCTATGGATTCCCGGGAGTCCGGGTAAGGTTGTCCTGGTTACAGCATAATCATACTGTTCTTTCAGACCCATGTATCGAACACCCGATTCATGTTTGGTACCAGGTAGCGTAACGGTCAACACACCAACGGTGAGTTCGTTGCCATAGTCCTCTCTGGCAACTTTGAGCCGTTCCTTGATATCATGCGCCCTTCTCGCAGCTCTCTTTCGTTCGCAACTCGGGCACTGTTTCCAGCGGGCGCATTTGTGCTTCCATGCTTGGTCGGGGCGTCCCAACCACGCTCCTTTACATATCGCTAAGCCTACAGCACTGCCCGAACTAAAACTCATTTTTCCGCCCCAGTGGGTGGCTCTAACCAAAAATAACTTTTAGCAAGTTCGGTATACAAACAAGTAACGGTTCACTTCT